ATAGTAAACTTTCTGTTGATAAAATTTTGGATAATGCAAATCAAAAAGTCTATGAGAGTGGAATGAATGTTAGTGATGATGATCTGTGGGATACTCAAATTCTTCACATTATAACTAATATTGATGACATCATTGATCAAATTCATGATTGGACAAGTAAAACCAAGATGATATGGTTTTCATTAGTCATGATTACAATTGTTGATGGTGAACTAGAGATCATAATTTGATTTATTAAAAATTGATTTTATTTTATTTTGTGTAAAGTCTGTATATTATGTACAAATTACACAAAGATGCAAAAATCACCATATGATCCAAGAGAATACAAAAGTATGATATTACCTAACAAAATGAGAGTAATCATGGTCAGTGATAAAGCCACAACAATTTCAGCAGCAACAATGATGGTTGGCGTTGGTTCATATGATGATACTATTGATGGTCAAGCTCATTTTTTAGAACATCTATTATTTATGGGAAGTAAAAAATATCCAGATGAGAATTGTTATGGAGATTTTGTATCAACACATGGTGGATCAACAAATGCATATACAGATGTAATAAATACATGTTATTATTTTTCAGTTAACTCTGATTCATTTTGTGAGGCTTTAGATATTTATTCTAGATTTTTTATTGATCCATTATTGACTGATAGTGCTGTGGAAAGAGAAATGAATGCAGTAGATGCAGAATTCAAAGGAAATTTAACACATGAATCATGGAGAAATCATATGGTTACAAAATTGATGGTAAATCCAGATCATCCATACAGGAGATTTACAATTGGAAACAAGGAAACATTAAATGTTGATGGAATATTTGAGCATGTTAAAAAATTACATGCAGACTATTATTCTGCAGATATTATGAATCTGTGTATTGTCGATAATAAACCAATCAATGAGATTGAAGCATATGTTGCAGAAATGTTTTCTCAAGTTGAAAATAAAAATGTTTCTGCTAAAATAAATAGAAATTATCCCAGACTATTGACACAAACAAAAAAATGTGTAAAGATAGTTCCTATTAAGAGGAATCATAAATTGACCATTATGTGGGAATTTCCGGGATACTCTAAGTATTGGTTAGTGTCTCCATTAAACTTTTTGGGTCATTTAATGGGACATGAATGTGATGGCAGCATATTGCAAACACTTAAAAATTTAGATTGGGCAACTAGTTTGAGAGCTGGTGTGTGTGATGAATGGGGAGATCAGTCAACCTCAACAGTTACAATTTCAATGACCGAAGAGGGGGTAAAACATATTTCAGAAATAATAGCAATAGTCTATGATTATATTAATCTGATATCAAAATGCACTATGGCAGAAATGGAAGAGCTTTACAACGATTATCATGAAGTCAGTAAAATAACTTGGTTGTTTGCTCCTAAAAATGATGCTTTGTCATACAGCAATGACATTGCATATAGAATGTTTAAAAATCATTTCATACCACTAGATGATGTCATTGTTAGTAATTCAATGTTCAAACCATTTGATACCAAAACTTATGATATGATTCGAGCATTTTTACACTTGTTTAATCATGATAATAGTATTGTTATTTTGGTTTCACCAGAAAATGCAAATGTTGCTGATCAGACTGAACTAATTTTTGGTGCAAAATATTGTGTTAATGACATTGCATATTTAGATAAAACAGATAAGTTTAGAGATTTATTGAGTTTACCAAAAAGAAATATGTTTGTACCTTCTAATTTTGATATGGTGATAGAACCAAATGATGAACTACCAAGAAAAATAAATGCTGATAAGTATCCATTTTTCAATAACCTGTGGATAAAGGTAAATACAAAATTTAATTTGCCACATGCTAAAGTATACATTGATCTAAAACCTAAAAATTGGTATGGAAATGTAAGAATGACACTTATAACAACATTTTTAGCTGAAATGTTTTCAGAATATGTAAATCCTACATTGTATTATGCAAATCAGCTATATTACAATGCATCTGTATATCAATCTGATGGTTCTCTGGGAATATGTATAGGTGGATATGCTGAGAAAATATATGACTTAACACAATTTTTATTCACAACACTAAAATGTGCACCATATACACAAAAAATGTTGGATCGCGCGAGGGAACGATTGGTAAAATCATGGGAAAATGAGAAGCTGAGTGCACCTTATGACACTGTATCATACATGTTAGAGGAATGGATAAATCCCAAATATGTATCCGCTAAAAAATTACTGAGTGAGCATATGAGTGTTACACTTGATGATATTAAAAATTATTTTAATGATAATAGCTTTTTTGTTAGTGGACTGATAGAAGGAAATATCACACAAAATAATGCTGAAAAAATATTTGGTATTCCAGCATGCATTATTCAAAACACCCATGATACTGAGCAAGAACCAAATATTAAATATATTGATGATAGTAAGTCAATTGAATCATGCAAATATTATCATCCAAATACTGCAGAAACAAACTCATGTGTAGCAATATTTTGTAAATATAAATATTTAGCATTTGGTGATGAATACTATGAGAACATGAGCATGTATCGCATAATGTCCGCAATAAACTATGACAAATTTTTCAACCAATTAAGAACACTTGAACAACTTGGTTATGCCGTGTCATCATATCAAAAATATTTTGGATATCATGATTATCGACTTTATGGACAAATATATATAATCCAAACTGCAACATACACAACAACACATTTATGCGAAAGAATTAATGACTTTATTGTAAAATTTCTGGATGTATTGGAAACAATGTCTGATGAGAAATTTGAGGAATATAAAATGAATACCATACTATCTATTAATGAAGCACATGAATCATTGGATACTGAATTTGGTGATGATATTAATGCATTAGTGGCAAAGCATGGTTTTGACCATGTTAAACAACTTACTAAATGTACTGAAGTACTGACAAAATATGATCTTGTAAAATTCTACAGGGAATATTTTATCGATAATAAATCGGTCTGGACATTGGAAGTATTAGGAAATGTTGATGATTTAACTGAAAGTTCCCCAAAAAGAAGACGAGTTGAGTTATAAACATAATTTATTTATTACATACATAGAGAAACCAATATAAATATAACACACTAATAAGAAGTGTGGAGCAAATCCACTAAGCGAACTATTGGATAAATACTGATAGTTCGGAAGCAAGAATCGGATATAAGAAATTCCGTAAGATTCAAACTCTTATCCTGTATAGGTTAGTGGGAGCGTTACCCACTTCTTGCACGGCAGAATCGGATAGTTGGTCAATTCCGCGGGTCTTAAACTCCCGTCCGCAAGGTTCGTGGGTTCGAATCCCACTTCTGCCACATGTTTGGTTCAAAAACATAAAACTAAAGTGTAAATTATTTTAGTGATTTAGGGAATCGTGTTTTACCAAACACCGGAAGTTTTAGTGCATTGGAAACGATGTGTTAAGACGAGCTTCCATAGTCTAGTAGTCTGGATAACAAGCTGTCGACTTGTAGGTAGGGGAGCATAACCCCTTGGAAGCATTCTCTCCGTAGTTCAAAGCAGAACAAAAAGACTGTAAATCTTTTGGCATGGGAGCGTTACCCATCGGAGAGAGATGACAAATTTAATATAAATTTGTTTAGTTTAAAAATAAAACCAAACAAATAACTATTTCATGCGCAGTGTACATAACACCAATTGTTCCATTTGAGAGTCTGGTATGGCTGCATAAGTTGATTTATCCATATTGATCTTATAATGAGCACCATTTTTATTTTGAAACATAAATGATAATCCATTGTGACATGCCTGTTTATCCAAAACAATTTTATACAGTTTGTTTGCAACATGTTGTGGCAAATCTAATATATTTGTTTCTATCAGTTGGGTTGTTACTTTTTCAACACAATCTATCAATTCTTTTTTAAAAAGAATAATTTTGGGAAAATATAGATGAACACCATATCCAACTGTTTTGTCAACATATATGTATTCATTGGTGCCTAAGGCAGAACATATCAACCTAATAATGTAATCGGTCAATTCATTTATTCGGGCATCTGGTAAATATTTTGATAATCCGTGTTTATCCAATTTAAAATCAAAGTCAAAATATGCCATTGTTTGTTCAGTTCTTCTTTCAACAAAAAGATATTTATCCTTGAATGAGCTATTAAGGATAAAGTCATAGAGTATTTTCATGTCCGGAAAACTAAAATTTCCTTTTATTTTATAATCACCATATGATGTGTGTGTTGTTGGTTTATTATTTCTATACGGCAATAAGCCACATATGCACATAATTGTCTTATCTACTTTTCTGACCTCGTGACGAATCTCTGCATTTCTTAAACATGCACACATATCATCTTTTTGGAGTGGCGCTTCAGGATCTATTATTGTGTGACTAATGGTACATACATCGTCATAATTAAATTTGTATTTATTTGTGTTGTCTGATAACATGCGAACTAAATAAGTAAGCATTGTAATCATATATGAATCTGTTTTGTTGTATTTTGCATGAATTTTTTTTGTTTGATAAAAATAGGTTGCTAATTTATCAAACTGTTCATCAGAAAATATTGTTGATGATTCGGGTTTCAATAATAATGTTTTGTTGACTGAAAATGTCATGATATCATTAATTGGTGGTAATGATTGACTTTCTAAAAATGTGTTAATGAATGATAATAAGGCTGATTTAGGACACGACATTTTTAATTGATATATGATATGTTTATTATTTAGTAACTATGCAATGTTTGATGTTATCAATTTTTTGTTAATGCCTGCAACGTAAGAAAGTATTATAGGCTATTATTTTTAAAAGTATATGTGTTTACTATCATATAATCAATAAAATAGTAAACAATGTAATAATTGCATGATGGACATTAAGTATTTTTATTCCGTCATGCAGTTCTTCATTGTCATTTATTTTATTGGTCTTTATGATCATTAGTATCCTATCACATAAACCAATAAAATAGATCATTAAAATAATAACATTATGATAAATAATAAGAACAAATATAGTTCCTATTATTTATCATAATGTTATTATTTTAATGATCTATTTTATTGTTCCATGTGATCGGCATACATGTCTGTTCAATAAAAATCAACAAGACACAATATTTGGTTTATAGTAAAAATGTGTTTACCTTATGGCATTCTTACATTGCAATCATTAATTTTTTGTGAAAAGAGATATGATTCCAGGTAAAAAAATTGATAAATAAATATCTCTATCAAGTCAATATTATTAATTTAATATATCAATTGTATATCATGTCCAGAAACCTAATTACTCTTTACAATCCCCGTTTTGGTTCAAAGATTCGACCTAATTTATCAATTGTTAACAATGAACTTGCAAAACGTGGATATGCTGCAATTCATAAACTACATGGTGACAACAACTGTGCAGTCTGTTCAGGAACAAATGTAGTTAGTGAGTGGTGTGTTACTAGTCCATGTGGACATATTATTTGTTCTGATTGTGTAACAACAATTCATACAAACCGACATTCGGCAGGTATGGCTGATTTAGGGGATGGAATATGTTTGCTGTGTTATGGTTCAGGAACTACATTTGACATTGTGATATCAAATGCCTCATCTGGTGGTTCATCTTTGCTCACACCAGCATCAGACTCATCTTGTGTCACCGGCACTAGTACAAGTTCTAGACTATTTGAAAAAGTTGTTGACTTTGCAAAGAAGGCTGTTTTGCCATCTACATCATCTTATTCAGATCTGGCAGCGGTACTCGTGGATCCTTTCAAGCCATCTGTTGCACCATTTGAAATTCCAACATCCAGTACACATGATGTTTCATCTGTTACTAGTCTTACATTTGGAATTAATCGTGAAAGTCATCAGGGTGTTGCAAAATTAGCGAATGTTACAGCGGGTATATCAGTAGTTCCCATTGATGTTGTGTTTTTGATGGATGTGTCTGGCAGCATGAAATCATATTTTGCAGATTTGTGCACAATGGTAAAACAGTTTATTGGACAACTCAGTTCAATTGATAGATTTACAGTTATTAATTTTTCAACAACAACATCACAACCATTTCCACTAATGCCTGTTTCTGATACTAATAAGGACTATATGACTTCTCTAGTTCGCCAAGATGATGTCTGGAATGGGGGGACAAATATGAAGGGTGGTGCTATTCATGCATTAAAGGTTATACAGGAGGGAAGTATTTCTGGAAGAAGTTTGCATTTTGTTCTGGTGACAGATGGGCAAGCAAATCGTGGAGAGGAGGGAGTTGATCAGCTGAAAAGCATTCTGCAGTTACCAGGTGTTATTACAAAGTTATGTACATTCGGCGGAAGTATTGATGCACGACACTTAATGAGTGTTCTAGATGAGAAGATTGAAAATTATGTTGCACTAACCAATATGATTGAATTTAATGAAATGGTTAAAACAATTAGCAATGCTCGTGCAACAATTCAGGCTGACAATGTTGTGCTTACTATTAATGATACAACAATGGGTGTTCAACAGTTGCGAACTAATGAAGAGATTTTTGTTCCATTTAATTTAATGAATGAGCTGGTAGATGTTCAGGTGAGATTTACGGATGGAAATGGTCTTGCATGTTCATTAGTTGGAGTTCATGATGATGCATTGGATACAAGTGTTGATGCAATTCATACCAAGAAAAAGATTGCTGATGAACTGTTGAAAATGTTGAATGAGGCTAATGAGTTGCGTGATCTATTTTTGCGACGAGGTGTTTGTGCAGATGTATATATGACAAAAATGGAAGCATATTCAAAGGCACTAGATGATATTTATCTTGTTATTTCTGGAGACACATCTAAGGTTGCAAAATATGAGGCCGAATTGATGCCAATTTACAAATATATGAGAGAGATTTTGCAGCTGGCAAAGGATGATCCCAAGAGATCTGCACTCGACTCATCAAAATCAAATTTCACATATTATGGATTGGCACAGGTCTCCCGAGGTAGTGCTATTGGATCAAAGTAATTTATGCAATTTCTTTTGTTTATGATTCATTGCAAAGTATTTCATCATGTTTAGTTGAACCAGATATTCATTTCTTCGAAGCAAATTGCAAAACAAAATCTTCTGCAAATTAGTATTTGTTTATTATTTGTGTTTTGAAATCAATATCAAACAATAAAAAAAGTGAAAATATATTATTTACATGTTTACATTACATCAATTTAACTGTAACTTTCCAGATGGCACTAACAGTTGGTGCAATATTTAACAAAGTATTTGCAGATGTTGAATTGTATGACATGGGTGAAGGTGTGTTTGATGTCAATCCGGAAAATCTAAATATTGTGGTGACATGTCTTGAAAATTATTACAAAATTAAAATTCATGTCATCATGAATACTTTAACTAAACCAGAAGAAAAACTTGTAACCTTAATCAGATTGCTTTCAGAAACAACAGAAAAAATAAATAAGCTGACTATTGAAAAAACATACAAGGACAAAATTTTGGAATTTATTGGAGAGCAAAATGTAAGTTATGGAATAGCAATCAATGATCAGGTAATCAAACAAGTTGTTGATAAGAATATTTATGGTGTGTGGGCATATTGTAAAAAAATGACAGATCTTGAGAAAATATTTATACAAATGGCACCATCTGTTAATCCAGAATTAGTTAAACCGTATGAAGGAATTATAATTGATAAAATAAATACAGCATTCAGGGACATCAATGAAAGATTAAAAAAAGTAATGACTGACGAAACATATGTTGTTGAGGATAAAATAGTTTTGACAAGTTATACTGAGCTATGCACAATAATCAAATCAACACTGGATCAAACCTTATTTATTACTAATAACACTATTAAAGGATCAATTAGGCATAACTTTGTTGCTTTGTATGAAAAATATTATATTGTTATTGACAAGGCTGATCCCACATTGGAACAATCATATTTGATCATGAATACTATTCAAAAAATTTGTGATGGAATGGATGAAATGAATTTGAAATGTATTGAGCTAAAAAATAATTATTACATGGTGTTAACTAGATTGTTGATAAGGGTCATTACTCATTATTCAAGAACATTTAATATTATTATGAAGGCAAATATTAAACATAAAAATACTGACATTAATAATGAACAAATTATTAATGCTTTCTATGATATGAAAAGACCTTTCTTAGATGAAAAAATAAATAACATAATGTTTAAAAAAATGGTTGATAGAGTTGTATCAGAACTGACAACATTATTTGTTCAAAATAGTGATGATGCAACATTAACAGAAAAAATGATTATTAATTTTGATGTAATGATGAGTGAACTATGTGATACTTTGATAGGAATTGCAAAAATGTCAGAATTTGAATATGCATTTGTATCACATGCTTTTAGAAAAATAAAATTAATTAAAAATTATTATTCATATGCCGGAATTGATGAGGATGGCATTAAAGGTGAATTCATGACAGAATATGGAAATATGGAACTATATGAACAGCTTAAGCTTAATAAAGCAAAAAAGAGATTGACATTGAATAAATTATCTACAATGACAACCGGCAGCATAATAAAAGGGTTCAATTTTCTGAAAGGTAAGAAACCACAATCTTAACAACATCGGGGTTTTCCCCAAGATGGTAAATATGATGTCCAATAATTAATGCTCAGCATACCATCTGGTTCAGCAATGTCAATGATTTCAACACCCCCTTTTTCTTTATTAATTTTTAACATATCTGTGGCTATCTTGGCAAACAATTCATTTACATTGGCACCAGTTTTAGCACTTGTTTCAAACCAAGTTAAATTATATTTTTTCATTAATGCGTCAATAAATTGATTGTGCCTGGTATCAATGTGTTCCAAATCTTTTTTATTTCCAACAAGATAAAGTGGAACTGAATCATCATCAGCTGATGGACTATGTAAAATATATTCACTAATCCAACTTTCAATATTGATAAGGGTTGTTTCATTGGTCAAATCAAATACAAACACTATGGCATCTGCTCCTCTAAAATAAAGTTTGACTAATGACTTATATCTCTCTTGTCCAGCAGTATCCCATGTTTGCAAATTTAATTTTTTACCATCTATTTCCATTTCAAGACTCTTAAATTCCCCACCAATCGTTGAATGTCTCAATGATGAAAATTCGTTGTAATGGAATTTATGAATGATTGATGATTTACCACATCCTGCATCTCCCACAAAAACAGTCTTGTATGATGGAATTAATGGTGCCGGATCAAATGTTGAATAATGTGTCATTCGGTGCTCTTACTATACTATACATATGCTTTCATTTTGCTATATTTATTTTCAATTATTTTTATATGTTGATATGGATTCTGATGATGATTTTGAAAATAGTAATGAATCAAAAGATATAGATAATTGTTTTTTTGTTTTATCATTGATCTTTTTGGAAATTTTCTATGGGCAAAAAATATAGTGTGTTATCTATATTTTAATTTTATTGATTACCAATTGTATAATCAAAATGTCAACAGATGATACTGTAATTGAACAAAAAGAATCACAGGATGATACAAATGAACAAAAAGAATCACAAGATAAAACAAATAAAGACAATGGAAAAATGATTACAAATGAACAAAAAAAATTACCAGATAATGCAGTAATATATTGTGTAAATTATAGATTAGACCACCTATTGTGTAGAACAAAGGGCATACCATACAATTATTAAGAATAAAAATATAGTGTGTTTCATATGTTATATTTTTATTGAGTGCTAATTGTATATTCAAAATGTCTACACATGAACAAAAAGAATTATCTACAAATGAACAAAAAGATTTATTAAATACTGACTCAGATGCTGTTTTACTTGTCAAGGATTCTGTATGTATATTTAATGTGGCGAATTTATATTATTTGAAACAGATTGCAAAAAGTGGAGTTCAAGGATTAAACTATTTTGATTAAATTAAGTCATCAGTGATGCACCTATTGCACCACCAACTGCCCCAGCACCTGTTGTAACAAACCAATTAGTTGACCAAAACTCAGGTGTCCAGAAAAAAGATTGTTTTAAAGGTGCATTCATCATTTTTGGAATAGCTTGTGGTACCAATTGTAATTCACCATCTGCATCTGGTCTGAGAAGTGTTCCCTTCATGTCATCACATGTTAACTTGTATAAAAAGTATCCAAAACCTGATATTCCACCAATAGCAGCACCTGCAAGTATTTTTGTTGTCATGATCTATGTATACAATAATATTACATTTCTTTTTATCACAAAATATAATTCAATGTTTTATGACACAAAATTGGTTAATTAGCTATTTTTGATTTTAGTTCACCAGTCATTTTTATTTTTTGTATCATCAAACAAAAAATAAAAATTGAAAATACATACCTATTCACCCATATTTTATATTTAAATAACAAACAGCAAATGTTATATTCTGTAACTGCATCACATTATGATTGTGATGTAAAAAACATAATCCTGACACATACCATTGAAAGTTTAGTAAAAAATAATATTGATACATGTCTTTTATCAATATCATTCAATTCAGAGCACCATTATTTGAAACATAAGAGTAAAATTGATCATATCAAAACAGTATATGGCAGCAAGATAGAAATCTATGTACACTATTCAAAATTATATCAATTTCAGCACCTGCAATATCTTTGTAAAATAATGTCTAGTTTTGTAATGCCGATAGATAAAATTCTTTTTTGTGATGATGATGATCTTTTAATAACTCTACCTCCGGTTCACGAATATGATACTATTGCAGGATTTCAATACTTATTACCTTTTTCTGAAACTAAACCAGATGCATTCATTGATCATGCTCAGTTTGTCAATATGCTTAAAAGTCCTGGACCTATTAGTTGGAAAAAAATTAATGATTTTAGTGGTTATGTATGTAAATATGAACTATTTCGGAAATTTTTTGAAATAAATACATTTGATTTTGCCAGTAAAGACAAGCTTGCTATTTTTAGTTTTCAACTTCTTGATACTAAATTTATGACTTTTTTGGATAGTGCCGGATCATACACACCACCAGAACCATTTATTTACCATAGATGTTGGAGTATATGGCCTGACAGAACTGTTCAACAATGGATACAAAATTGTACAAAATCTCATTCAAACAATATGGATAAAACAAAATATGTCATAGTCGGGGCCGGTGTTTGTGTTGCTATTGGTATTATTATTAATTGTATCTTAAAAATCAGAATGTAAATAAAAATTGATTTATTGAAATGGTTATTATCAGTAAATCAAATATCATAATATCAATCAATGTCATCCATTGATACAACAGAGATTACATTAAGTTTTGTGTCCAAATATCAGCCAAAGATTACTACTATGGAAGATGGCAGACTGTTACATGATTATCCATTAATAACAACTAATCCTGTGGTAATGAAACAAGAAGGATCCAGTCTGACTATTATGAGGGCTGCACGAAAAAAGAAACTAGATGATGCACATCGTGAATTTCTGAGGCATGTTGGTCGATCAGTGATCAATAGTCTATAGTGGAATCTTTGGTGCATAGGTTTGTGTTTTGGTATTATAGTTATTGGATGCTGCAACAACTCCAGATAAAAAGTCATATCGTGGTGCAGTATTATTGATTACTGTAATATTTTCTGATGCATCCCCTGATTTCTTAACATCAATATGTATGCAGGGTGGTTTACTTTTATAAAGTGGTGTAGTTCCACAAAGTTTAACAATATTTCCGTCAATGACAGAATTTTTAATACCTTGGAACCACACGCCAATTGGATGATCAACATAGACAGTATTATTTTTAACTGTGTAATTGTCATACCATCCATCAAAACCTCCTAATCCTTGTACTTCCCTATCAATGAATGGTTGTTTTGGATCTGTGTATGCTCTGAACGTATTTCCTATAATAACATTATTTGCACTGACACTATATCCTCCAGTACCACATTGTAATAAATCATTGTGATTTGCATTTACTCTATAACTATTTTGTACAATGTTATTGCTAATTGTGTTACCTGATGCCCATAGACCCATACCATCTGTTGGAAAATCAGAAATAAAATTAGAATCAACTAAATTATTGTTTCCTTTTATCTGAATGCCACCACAATTCATAACCTTGCATCCTTTAACAGTATTACCATTTCCACCCATAATGACTATACCTGCCGCATTACTGAGCCAATCAGCCTTGGTCCATCCGATTGTGTCTCTTTGAGAAAACAATTCACATGAATCAATAATACACCCAGAACAATAATTCAATATGATGCCTTTTCCTGCTGCTGGAACTGAAACATATGATGCGGACACTGATACATTTGAAATTGACACATTGGTACAACTAGATAATAATATAAATGGTGTTTGTGCCGGTACTGCTGTATCCACTGGTTTAATAGTTAAATTTTTGACATTTGATAATTTGATTCCTTGTAAATAATTAGACTGTAATAGTACTGTTGAACCTGATGGCACTTTAGCAAATGTGGCAAATGCTGTTGTGGGGGTCAAACCATTGTTTGTATCTTTGCCCAAAAGTGAGTTGATGTAGTAGCTCATGTATAGTCTAAATATAGATAACAAAAATTTTGATAGTTGGATTCTCCATCCTGTGAAACATAACAAATAGAAGATTATCTATGCAGATACTATTATGTCAAAAGGAGTGGGATATGAATATGATTATTTGTATAAAGTGTTAATAATTGGTGATTCTGGAGCTGGCAAATCATGTCTATTAGTAAAGTACACAGATGACGTTTATACAGAAAATTACATATCCACAATAGGAGTTGATTTTAGAATTAAAACAGTGTCAATAAATAACAAGAAAGTTAAGTTGCAGTTGTGGGATACAGCAGGACAAGAACGATTTAGAAATTTGACTAATAGTTATTATAGAAATGCTCACTTTGTTAGCATAATTTTTGACATCACACGTTTGGAGACATTTGAGAACATTTATAAATGGATGGATGAGGTAATAAAATATGCTAGACCAGATGTACATATTTTATTGGTAGGAACAAAATCAGATTTATCAGAAATAAGAGAAGTGAGTCATGATATGATAAACAATATAACTAAACAGTTGAATGTTAAATATGTTGAAACATCTGCCAAAACAGGGTCAAATGTTGACTGTGTATTTAATATGATTTGTCAACATTTATTAACTACTTCTGTGCCACATGAGAAATCCAAAGTAAGTGATTTGATATTATTGACAAAAGATGAACCTATTGCTAAACCAGGTAAATCATGCTGTTGGAATTGAATAATAGTTGTAATGATACACTATTCATTCATTAAAACAATATTTAATTTGGGATATAAATGTTTTAAATCATCAATAGGATGTCTATATGTATATTGTATGTGGATATACAAATTAGTCAGGTTTGATAAGCCACGAAGTGCGTCATTTAGTGGTTGATTAAACATATTACCAAAAGTCAAGTCAGTCAAATTTTCCAATTTATGTAATGAATCATTTAATGGTTGATTAAACATATTACCAAAAGTTAAATGGGTCAAGTTAGACAATTCATATAGTGTGTGATCGAGTGGTTTATTAAATTTGAAGCCAAAAGTCAAATGAGTTAAATTATGCAATTCATGTAGTGAATCATGCAATGAATCAGGACGATATAGAGATTTATTGAATCCATGACCAAAAGTCAAATGGGTCAATTTAGATAATTTGCTTAGTGAATTATTTAGTGGTTGATTGAAATTTATACCAAAAGTTAAATGAGTCAAGTTTTCCAAATTATCGAATGATTCATTTAGTGATTTATCAAACATATCACCAAAAGTTAAATGGGTCAATGTGATAAAGTCATGTAATAAATTATTTAATGGTTGATTGAAATCTTTAATAAAAGTTAAATGGGTCAAATTAGTTAACAAAGGAGATGAGCCATAAAAATTTGTACCATAATAATCTATTGCGCTTATATTTTCTGCATTATAATTTTCATCTGTATTGTATGTTACACCAAATGATGATAAATCATGATCTTCAAAATTAATCAAATTCAATGAAATGTATAATCTTCTATTTACATCAGGATTATTTAATCCGCACAGATAATTAAAAAGTGCATTATATTCATCTTTTAATAACATACTATACAAGTAATTAAAACTATAAATGTGATCATCAATTGTTAGATTTGGTGACCAATATAATTCATTTTTGGTTGTTACTCTGTCATTTAGCAAATAATATATAAATGAGCTTTCTGGTTCCCTAAAACGATAAAATGTGTTACGAAATATACTGAAAGTAAGTTTTTTTATTGAATAATGACCAAAAGTTATTGTTATTAAATATTTAATATCATTTATTGTAAATAATATTGTCCCCAAAAAATTTCTATCTAAATTAGGTTCACATATTACAGTTTTTGATTCAGTGTTAAAATTTTCCCAGTTTTTAATA